TCCTGGATCTAAAGGACTTAGCTTTTTTGATACCCCCCCCACCGTAATTTGACGTTTTCATGACTCAAACTGCTGGAACCACTCTCTGATCAGGTTTTCGCTCGATTTCTTGTCAATACGCTGACTGTCTTGGTTCGAGCGCTTGATGCAGTCGGCTTCGGAGGGTACCAGCATCAACACGGTTGCCCCGTATTGCTTGGTCAGTTGCTCTCGCACGCTGGCTTTTGGTGACGAGGTGATGATCCATACATGCCGAAGGTGGTGCGGCCTGAGAAGGCGTGCCAGTATGGCGTCCCTACACTCTGCAACAAACGGGAGAAGCTGTTTCGGATTGTCGTACAGCGGCAATCCCGTGAGTGCATGGAAGATTCGATCCAGATCGATGACCAGGTCGCCACGCTTCATCCGCTGCATGACGTATGTCGTCTTGCCGGCTGCTGGAGGACCGCAGACTACCGTGACCGGCGTATTCGGTCGGACTGCTTTGACCGATGTTCCGATTCCGCCGTTTTCTCGTGCGGTTTTCTGTTTGTGGCAGGTGCTGCATAGAGACTGCCAGTTCGCTTGATCCCAGAAGAGCTCGTCATCGCCCCGGTGAGGTGTAATGTGATCGACTTCCTTTGCCTGTACCAGCCTGCCTTGCTTTTTGCATTCGGCACACAGCGGATTCTCTGAGATGAAGATGTCTCGCGAGTGATCCCATTCTGTCGTGTAGCCGCGTTCTCTGGCACTCCCTCTCCATCGATCGCGGAGTTGACGTTCGTCCTGCTCTTCTGAATTCAGAATTGAGGATCGATGAGCCGGAAGAATTTTGACTGGCATCAGACGATCAAGAATGCTGCGGTCAGGAACACCAGTCCAAGGCTTTGTAGGTTGACCCGTCCAGTGACGCCGATCGAGGAGAGCACGAAACAGATCAGCGCCAGCAGGAGCAGGATGAAGCGTAAGTAGTGGTCCATGTCGGTACTTTATTTCGGAATCGCTTCGCGTCGAATCGTGGAGTTGTTTGTCAGGGTAGCATGACCGTCAAGCATTTTATTCGAGCGCACCAAGGTCCCCCTGCTTTCGCCGCAAAAACACCTGGAACGCTAATTGTTGGCGGCTAGTCACAGCCCGTTGATGCGCTCGAATCTGTTATCACGGTGCGGGTCATCGCCTATGAGTTTCTTTACCACGAAAGTTGATTTGAACGACAATCTCTCGTGCTCTCAGCTCTCGCACCGTGAATTTTAGACCGTAGGAGGAATCGGCTGTGTCGCGTCTTTACCAATCTCCTTCATCCGGTCCACTTCCGCGTGGAACGACGCGTATACAGCAGCTTCCTCTTCGGCGCTCAGGCCGCCAGTTTCGAGTTGCGCCAAGAGGTCCTCAAACTTTCCCGCGATTCGCGTGGTCTCATCGTCCATGACTTTCAGTAAATCCGTGAAGTCTTTTGCTGTCGCCACAGTGGCCTCCAGTTTAATTTTGATTCGATCCAGGGTAGCTTCAGATGCACGAAGGTAGCCAAGAAGTCCCATGCTAATTCCCGCGACGATTTACCGCTTTTCGTTCGCTAAACGTTCGAGGCATATGGTCACCAACATCGGTATCAACGCCGGCCTGTTTCGCGATGTTGCGGATTGTCGCCCAGCAAAGTCCCAGGCGCTCCTCGATAAACTCAGGCTCGACTCCGTACTGAAGCAGCTTTACTACCTTGTCGCGATCCTCGCGGCTGATGGCTACACCTTGTCTTCTATTTCGCGACATCACTTGGAATCACCGGTCCTGACCCATACGCCATCTCGCCGGCTGACCTGCAAGCCGGCTTGACGGGCGACGTTGTAGATTGCTTCTGGAGTGACGCGGTATCGCTTCGCTAAATCTTCCGCTCTATAGCCGTCGATTAAGAGCACGGGGATTTTCTCTCTGGCTTGCGGTTCCAGATATTCGCTTTTGCGCGGCATCATCGCACCTTGTAAATCGTGATGCTCTGGTCGCTGCAGAGGTTCATGCCGTCACAGGCTTTAACCATCAAGGTGTGGGCGCCGACTGCGTACTTCGAGGGCTTGAGATTGATTCCATACGACAGCGTCGTGACGCCTGGAATGCTGATTAGCAGAGCACCGTCCAGGTAGAATTCCATGATCCGAACGCGCACGTCATCCGTTGCGGTTGCGGAAAGACTGACGTTTTGTCGATAGGAGGAGCCGTTCATCGGACTGATCCAGTTCGGCACTGGCGGCCTGTCGGTAGCCGTCAAGCGCAGGTTGTAGACGCCTGGCAGGCTGAAATATGCAGTGGTGATGGCTCGGTTTGCGTCGGTTGTGGTGAATTCTCCAGGGCCAGATAGCTTCGACCATTGGACCGCCAGGCCGTAAACCAGCGAGCCGTTCTCGCGAACCTGGCCGGTCAGCGTCACCGGCGTCGGGGGATTGCCTGACACCACGAATTGATCCTGTCCCGCATCGACAACGAGTTGCGCAGCCACTGGTAGGGCGCACAGAAGAATCAGGAGAAAAGTCCTAGTCACCACTATCTGATGGTTCTTTCCCACTGAGGCGTCCTGAACTGAGGGCCAAGTGGAACTTCAGTCCGGCCTTCCCCGTCTCGGTTTAACAGATCCTCGGTATCGCGGTTGAATGAATCGTATCGCTTAAACTCAAATTTCGAGGGTCGGCCGGTGTGGTAGTCCGGAACGTTCGGATCACCAGTCTTGGATAGATTTATTGCGGCACCGATGTTGCGGAACTTCTCGCGGCGTTCAGCGTTTTTCGTCATTCCAATGGCAATAGGTCGGTCTGTTGTTTTGATGGGCTCAACGTGCCGTAGGATTTGTTTCATGTTTTGCGGGTGAGTTTCGAAAAAGTCAATAACTTTTTGCGGCCACAATCGCACGTGCGCGAGCCTCGGATGGCGTCGAGCCGCTGACTTGCTTGCGGATCAAATCAACGCTGAATAGTTCGCACGTAAATGGGGCGTGAGAGTACGACTTCAGCGTCCAGATAGTCTTATTTTTCTCGCACCATTCCAGAAACATCGGCTCACTGACGGCAGGGTCGGATTCGATTTCGGGCAAATCGTGAGAAGCGTGTTCAATCGCTAGGCACCAGCATCCGACGCGCTTTGATATCGGATCAAATACGGCAACAAAGTCGCCTTTAATTTCAGATTGGTCACTGACACGAATTGACCATCCCAACGCCTCACATGCCGCGCGCCGTAATTCTAACCCGCTCAGTTCAATCATACTGCCTCCTGCACTCGAATCTCGACACGCTCGGGTCCACCGTAGTGCTTGCGCGCATGGTGTTCCACGATCTGACTGTCGTCTTCGAAGAGAATTCCTGTCAGCGAATCGAAGATTCCTCGTACCAGCTTGTCGATGTCGGGCTTAACCGTCATGCCGCGCCGCTTCTTTGCGCTGGCCGGTCGAGAGAAGTAAAAATTCATCGTGATCTCAACGGGTACGGATCGATCGAACATCGGAACGTTCAAACTCTGTGCCGTCGAGGCAATCTCCTGGCGCCAGGGCTTGAGCTTCTGGTTGTCCGTGGTGATCACCGGCCTGCTCCAGCCTTTCGGTATGAAAGCCCTTGAAGAACCTTGCGGCCGCGGTGTTCCAATGACGGTGAACACGATTGGTTGTGCTGGCACGAACAGGGTGCTCATTCTTCCGCCGCTTTCTTGGCGTGAATTCCACGCAGACGCTTCGCTTTTAGTTTCTCGGTGATATGCCGCACAGAAAACAGCTGACGCGAGAGAATGGCCTGAATCTGCGGCTGTGAGACTCGATAGCGTTCCGCCATCTGTTCCGGCGTGGCGCCGTGCTTCACTTCCACGCGGATTCGTATCGCATCGTTAAGTGTGAGTTTTGATTTCATTCTTCACCTTTTAGGAATTCCACGAGTTCGCCTTCGAATCGAAACCATTCACCGTTCATTCTGAGTTTTCGGAATTTTGCGTGTAATTTGTCCTCGTGATCGTCCTCAAGGATTTTCAAAATTCGGAGGCGATCGCTACGGCCTGTCTGGAGTTGCTTTAGTCGCGCATTGGGGTCGGCACTTTTCCCGATTTTTACGTCGCCTCCCAATTCTGATTGGATGAAATATGTCTTTGGCGAGTTCGGGCGCGCCTTTGGCTCATGGGGCCTAGATGTGACGTTTGGGACAGGCTGATTTTTGCTGACCCATCGCTCAAACTGAGCCTTGCGCTCAGCAACCTCAGCTTCTGCTTCTGCAAGTTTTAGGTTCCATGACAGATTCCTGATGAAATCGTGCAAGGGCTCCCAGAGAAAGAATGCATCAGGAAATTGGCTCTCGTATTTTTGGTCGCACACCTTGTGAACGAAAATTGGCGCATATCGCTTCTTTCCATCAACCCAATCCCAAATTACGTTTCCTTCCTGTACTCCCTGGATAACGTCTCCGCAGGCATCGCATAAAATTCGCGGCACAGCGACTTCGCCGCGCTGCTCAACAGTAGGGTCGTACCCTTGCTCGTATTGGATCGCTATGCTCATGCGCGCACCTTCCGTACCGGCTCAATCACGGTTGACCACTTGGGCCATCCTGCCGGGATCGTGGAGGCGTCACCCGCCGAGCACTGACAGCGGAATAGCGTGCGGAAGTCATGCGCGCCGGTCTCGATTTCAGGAGCGCTGTACGGCCGAATGACCTTGAGCCGGTGCTCCTCCCAGCCGTTCTCCTCATACGCGAGTTGCCAGATGACGAGCAGGCGCCCCTCACCGTGGCAGAGATTGCATGCGCTCTCTTTCCAATCGTGCGATCTGAACTGCGGCATCTCGGTCTGCAGGAATCCACAGTCCCGCGCCGCGTCGTAAATATCGCGGATCTTCGGGAAGTTTCGCGTTGTTTCGAGAACTTTGTCAAAGATCGCGTTGAGTTCGTCATTAGTGAACCGCCGCAGCTTCTCGGCATAGATCTCGCGTTGATTTGGTCCGAGCCGTACCTTCTGCTCGCTGAATGAGCGTTCGCAGATATCGATAAAAGCTTCGGTCGTCATCGCCTCCCCTTTCTGAAAATGTTTCGTATTTCGTTCTTTTCGTTTTCTTCGCGTGCGAGTTGATCTGGCGTCCTGATGAGTCCCTTGCGGTTTCCCCAATTGAGCAGAACGGCGTAGTGGTTCCGATATTTCTTGAACGCTCGCGGATCGGTCTGCGAGTAGCGGTCGAGCTCATCGATCAAGCCGGCGAGATTTCCGTTCAATCGGCTTTCGAGTTTCCCGTGCTCCTCCTCGGTCAGCAACACAGACAGAAACTCACCGTGTGGGGTGCGCGCCTCCGGTTTGAGCAAGGGGGATTTAGGGGGTCTTATATTCTTCTTCTTTATCTGTTCTTCTTCTACTTCTTCTTCTACGGCTGGTTTTTTTGGACTTTGTTGTGACAATGTCCGGACCTTGCGAGTGTAATCGTCCACTCTTTTCAGCATGTTAGGGATTGAGATTACTGAATCGTTTCGCCAACGTTCCGGCTCGATGAGCGCCAGCTGAGCACATGCTGAGAGCATGGAAGTCGCCACCTTCGGCTTTGTATGCAGGAAGGAAGCGATAAGGTTCAGGGAATGTGGGCCCATGGAAGTGACTTCGATCTGACATTCCGGCATGCCATGAGCGCCGACATAGCAGAGCAAAAGAATCCAAAAACTGCAGGCTTCTTTGCCTCCGAATTGCTGTGAAAGTGAGAGGATTTTAGGATCGTTTCGGAAGTCGCAATCCATTTTGAGCCACTTCATCCTTGAATCACCCGTCCTCCCCGTAAAAGTTCACTTTCGACCAAAGACCCGATAGGATTCCGGCCCTCGGCGACACCCTCACCGGCAAGAGGAGAAGGTGTCACCGGAAAGCGAGGACCGGAAGCTTGAGTCTTTTCAAAAAGGGCCGATTTTGGCACTACGACTTCATCTACCGTGGCAAGCGCTACCAGGGCTCCACGGATCAAACGAATATCAACCTGGCGCGTACCACGGCCGCCAAGGTTCGATCGGACGCGGCACTGGAGGCTCGCGGTATCGCTCCACCGAAGGATTCCCCGATGTTTCGCGAGTTCATGGCGCCCGATGGTGAATTCCTGGAGTTCGTTCGCCGGCATGCCAAAGTCAGACGCACGGCAAAGTTCTATGAAGAGAAGACGAAGCGCCTGCTGGACTATCCCCCCTGGAAGGACGCGCGCCTCTCGGACATCGACGAGGAATCGATCGAGCGTTACAAAGCGTATCGCCTGAAGGCCGTCTCGGTGATTGCGGTCAACAGGGAATTGGCGACCCTGCGCAAAGCCCTGAACCTGGCGCATGAGTGGAAACGAATCCAGCGAAAGCCGAAAGTGCGGCAGTTGCCCGGCGAGAATGCCCGCACGTTCGTATTGTCGGGCGAGCTCGAGCTTGCCTACCTCGAGGCCGCCAGCTATCCACTGAAAGAGGCCGCGATTCTGATGCTGGATCTCGGGTTGAGGCCAGAGGAATGTGTGCAGCTGCGAAAGAAGGACATCAGCGGCGATACGCTGACGGTGCGGGACGGAAAGTCCGTGAATGCTGCCCGCGCGCTTCCGTTGACGGAGCGGGCTAAGGTTGCCATAGAACTGTTGAGTGCGCTCTGGCCGGATTCCGAGTTTTTGTTTCCGGGCTTGAAGAAGGGAACCCACTTCCACCGCGTGTCGCTCGACCGTCTGCATTGGAAGTTGCGCGCCGAACAAGGCTGGCCCCGGGAATTCGTACTGTACTCGTTTCGGCACACGTTTGGGACGCGGCTTGCCGAATCCGGGTGTCACCCATTCGAGATAAAGGCCCTCATGGGGCACTCGTCCATCAGCATGACGCAGAGATATGTGCACCCCAATATCGGGAGCCTGACGCTTGCCATGAAGAGAATGGAGGAGCTCTCGAAAATAATGAGAGGCGATCATCCTGCCTCCCCGAGCGGCTCTGAAGTGTCGCCTGAGAGCTCAAGTCGGCAGGGCTCGCAAAATTCATGATACGGGCCATGCGCTTCGCAATCTCCGGCGAGCGCGGCATCACGGTCTTTCTGATCGTTAACTTCGCGAATCCGTTTCGCCGTGACTTTTCTCATGGCCTTCCTAATGGCCGCCGTCACCCGACCTTGGATCGCCTCGCGCGCTTGTTGTTCGGAGACAAATGCATGGGAGTCGATCAGAATTCCCAAAAGCGGATCAGAGATATCGAACCATTCGCCTTTTTTCCGGAACGCCAGATATTCTCGATGTAGTTTTTGTTCGTATTCTTCGACAGCGTCGACATACTTCAGGCCGAGGATTAGCAGAGGGTACGGCAGGCCCCAATCGATGTCTTTCAGACGGGGGAATGGATCATCGCCGTAGCTGAGACCGATCTTTGTAGGTCCATACGGAATGCGAACAATGTAGATCCATCCGGGCTGATCAAAACCCTTTAGCTGTTTCGCCATCAATCGCCCCCTTCAATTTTCATTTCCGGGGAAAACGGCGTTGAGGCTATTGGGTTTATAGCCGGATCAACTGGACAATATATCAGATTATCAGTCACCGACGCCCCCGTTCAGATCCGTAAGCTGTTGTTTTTTCTAGTAACTCATCCAGCTGTTTATGGGCCGATCTGGACCCTGGAGACAATGTATCCACTGCAAAAAATGGCTCGACGTCTGAAGGCCGGAAGCGCACCATTCCGCCGATTTTCTTGTAGGTGATTTCGCCGGCGGCCATCATCTTCTCGATCTTGGAGACCGAGCATTTCAAGATGTTGGCGACGTCTTTCTTGGTCAGGAGAACTTGTGTGGACAAAACAAAACCCGCCTTTCGTGCAATAAACACACGTTGGCGGGGCTGATTTTGGTTCGTCGTCTTTCTGCGCTCGAACCCTAGCGCGCTTGCGAGGCAGGAAGGTTGTAACCTACACGTTGGGAAATATGCAAGCTGATTTTTTGGTAAGACCTTTGCCTAGGACTATTTCGCTGGCGCAGCGGCTGTCAGTACCTCGATTGCCTGCTGAGACCAGCCACAAGACACTGAGGCGCCGCCGACGTTCTCATTGCTCAGCGTTCCTGCGAGGGTATCGACGACCACACACGGAACCTTGGCATCGTTGTATTGGAGCGTGACAAACATCAACCTCTTACTGGCGGTCTGAGTCAGGCGGGATCCGTCGAGATTGAACCTGGCAAAGTCGGCCCTGATCGATACCACAGGCTTTGCTTGAGCGGATGCTCGACCGACGAACACGCCAAGCACGATCGCGATGACCAGCACACCGGCACTTACAATGACAATTGAAATCTTCTTCATTTTTGGTTCAACTCCTTGCTTTAAGATCAATCCAAATCTATCCTGTCTCGCTCCCCTCACAATCAATGTGATCCGGGTTTCAGCGCCGGCCAGAACCATCGGTCCGGGAAAGGATTTCTCGGTTTATGTCCTCGCGAAAAAGACCGCCAGCTACCTATCTGCTCTCTCGTCGCAAATTACTTTTCATTTTTCTGAACGGCCTTCCGAAGGAGATCGCCGCCGTTCGCGCGGTTCTCTCCGAGTTTTCACGTTCCATTTCTCATCGGCAAACATCCCGTCGAGAACGGCCTTAAGTGTTGTCCGCTTGGTCGGGATTTTCAGAGCTCTCTTGAATTTCTCGACCAGGTCTGCATCTTGATTCAAAGTTTGCAGTTCTTCCAACATAGCGATCCGCCCGAAGTAGATTGCGGCACTGATCCCGCCTGCGATCAAAAAGGCTTCCATGTCGGCGATATCAATTGTCGCCTGACCGCTTTCGATCCGCTGGAGTTTTCCGCGAGTCACGCCTGCAGCATCTTCAAATTGAATTTGGCTCTTGTCGATTGCAGTTCGCAAATCGACAAGGTCGTTGATTACCTGAGTCTTATCAATCACCGAGCAATAGGTTAACCAATCACGCTGCCTAGCGCTGCATTTTTCTGCTTGACATGAATTCGCATGTCGACATATAACTTCGCACCTATGCAATACGATTTCACAAAGATTCGGAGCGCAATCGATGAAAGCGGCAAGACGCTGCGAGATGTCGAACGGGCAACAGGAATCAACAACGGCGCACTTAGCCGAGCCCTACGCAGTGGTCGCGCTCATCCTTCCACGGCGCTCGCGCTGACAAAACTGTTTCGTCTGCAAATGAAGGATGTACTCGTCAAGCGCCGAAAGGTTGCGTGAAGCCAAAACGTGAACAAACCATTGCAATAAGGAATCAGAAAATGTGCCGCAAAGCCGGATGCCCACGGACGGGAGATCACGCAAGGGGACTGTGCGAACCGTGCTATCGCGCAACGGCCAAGTATGTTGCGGACGGCGTGACGTCGTGGCGAAAACTGGAATTACAGGGCAAGGTTGAACAGCCCAAAACAACTTTGAAGGAATGGCTGCTCTCGTAAGCAGCGCAAATCGGGGCTGAGGGCGCGCTTGCGAGGCACGCCTGCCACCGGGAAAGAAGGAGGTCTCATGTCTGCACTTTGGTCGGATCTCGATCCGATTTTAGACGATCCCATGGAACGTAAACACGACCAGGAAGAGAAGCCGCAACTGTCGAAGTGCTGCGAAGCGCCGTTACTCAGTCACTGGCCCTGTGAGCAAAAGATGCAGTGCTCGGCCTGCAAGGACTGCGCGCTTTGCGGCGAGCCGAGTGATCCGGAATTTGAACGCAATGCGATCTGGCCTAATCGGCCGGCAAGGAGGCGACAGTAAATGAGCACGCAAGATCAACTCATCAAACAATTCGACGCACTGGACGCAGACCTCGGGAAGCTGTTGGCACACTACCGCAAGGTGAAGCGCGACCGGAAGGCGTTGCTGGATGTCGCCACCGATGCCAGGAATCTGCTGGCGAAACATCTGCGGAGTCGAACAATGACCCGCGCCGATTTCGAATTCCTGCACAACTCGCTGACCGCAGCGATCCTTCAAGCACAAGCCGAAAGCGAGGGACAATGAACATTTTCGAAGCACTTGGAACTGGTTACGTTCTGCTGATGGCATGCCTGGGCCAGTTGGCCGTGGGCTACCTCGCGTATGAAGGACTGAAACGCGTGGTCGGTCGGCTCGTCATCGGACAGGAAACCGAAGACGCCGCAGTGCGTGATTTCATCGTCAAGACGCCGCTCGTCAACGCAGAAGTGGAAGGTGCGCAATGACCGATACAACCTGTACTCTCTGGGCTTTTCAAATGCTGACCGTGTTCTTTTGCGTGCTCGGCGTATCCGCGATTGTGATCGGGTTATTTATGGGGAGGATTAAATGACGACACCTACTGACCGCACCGTGCTGAAGAAGCGCAAAGCCAGAGCGCGCGCACCGTTCATCGTGATCGGCGCGCTGGATGAAAACGCCCGCATGCTGATCCGCGACCCGCACTCTCAAGGCATCGGCGAGAGGATCAGCGAATTGCTCGATGAGTTGTCCAGATCCTTGGGTCGTAAGACTGGCGACGAAGAGGGGGAGGCGTGAGCGAAGAGACGCTGGCCCCTCGGGAATCAGACGCGGTTCAAGTTCAGTCCGGAAGCATGCTCACCACGATTGCCCGGCTGCTGGAAAACCCGGCAATGGACCCGGACAAGATCAGCAAGTTCCTCGATATCCAGATGCGACTGCTTGAGGATCAGCGAAAGCAGGAATTCGCCGATGCCCTGACGCGGCTGCAGGCGCGAATTCCACAAATCGACAAGCACGGCCAGATACTCGATAAGGACGATAAAGTCCGCAACAAGTATGCAAAGTATGAGGACATTGACGTTGTGCTGCGGCCGATCATCTCTGAGGAAGGCTTCGCGGTTACGTTCAATGAGGAAGAAGCCAACACGAACGGTCGGCGGTATTCCTGTACGCTGCTCCATCGCGGAGGCCACTCGGAAACGAAGTATCTAACGCTGCCACTCGACAGCAGCGGCGGCAAGAACGGCATCCAGGGCGCCGGTTCCAGCTTCTACTATGCGCGGCGATATTTGCTCAAGGCGCACTTCAACCTTGTAGAGAAGGGTGTGGACCAGGACGGCAACGACCAGACCTGCATCGATCCCGATCAGGCTACGCACATCCGCGACTTGATCAAAGAGAGCGGGTCCAATGAGAAAGCCTTCCTTGAGTTGATTGCTGGCGTTGCTTCGATTGAGGAAATCCAGGCTCGTGATTACAAGCGCGTAGTTAACGCGCTCGAAACTAAGAAGAGGGCCAAGAAGCAATGAAGTCCAGGTTTGATGAGCACGCGCCTTGCGACAGTTGCGGCAGAGAGGGCGTGCAGCGTTACGTTGTCGGTGAGTCGCTGTTGTGTGAAGCGTGCATTCCTGAACCGGAGGAACAATGAAACGTTTTCTGATTGCCCTGTGCTTATTCACCCTCATTGGAGCCTGTGCGGCAAAACTGAAAGATGAACCTTTAAGGTTGTTCGAAAGTTTAGCGGGGTTTCTGGAGTAGCTATGAAGGTTCATGACTGCATACAGGGAAGCGCAGAGTGGCTTTCACTGCGTGCAGGCATCCCTACGGCATCGCAATTCGATCTGATCGTGACGCCCAAGGGCCAGCCGTCGAAATCGGCGGAGCGGTACCTTTACACGCTGCTAGCTGAGCGCCTCATGGGCCGCCCAATTACGGAGCATGTCAGCTTTTGGATGCAGCGGGGATCACAGATGGAGGCTGAGGCGATTGCCTTCTACGAATTTCAGCGCGACGTAAAGACGGTTCCGGTGGGATTACTGACGAATGACGACGAGACTGCGGGCGCATCTCCTGATCGGCTCGTTGATGAGGAAGGCCTGCTAGAAATCAAGGTGCCCAAGGAATACATCCACATGGGGTATCTACTGGAGAGCGGCTCACACTATGAGGCGTACAAGGTGCAATGTCAGGGCCAGCTGTGGATCTCCGGCCGCAAGTGGACCGATGTTCTCTCCTATCATCCGGAGCTTCCGCCCGCGCTGGTTCGCATTGAGCGAGACGAGAAGTTTATTCAGATACTGTCTAATGCCGTCGAGACGTTCTCGCTGGAATTGGAGCGCATGCACGAGTTGACGATCGAGCGAGGATGGGCGACGAGCGATCAGCCGAAGCGCTCGGCGCAGGATGATCTGGTGCGTGCGATGAAAGAGAGCCTGGTCGAGGTAAGCAAGCGATGATCTTAACGAAATTGCAGATTGATAACATTTGCGACAGCCTTCATGAAACAGTGCAGTTTTACGATTCAACCGGCACACCCGCAAATAATTTGGTCTTAGATCAAATCAAAAACGCACTGACTGGCCTTGACGTTGAAGAGTGATTGCTAAATATCCCGGCAAATGTGTGTTCTGCAGCAAGCCGATCCAGCCCGGCCGAGACGAATATGACATCGACAGCAAAACGTCGTGCCACATCGAGTGCCAAGAAGCGCAGCCTCCAACCGGAGAGCAGTTCCGACTTGCCGAAGAGCTTGGCTTCATCCAGTTCGACCCCGACCTACCAGCCGACGGGCTTCTGCGGAGTATGCGTCCTGCCGTTCGAGGCGTTGCAGCCGGGAGGCCTGAGCCCTCGCCACGTCCACAACAAAACGGCACTGTGTTCTGAGCAATGAGACCTTTTATGGCAGGAAGACGGACGTGTTCTGAACTACCCGAATGAAGTCCGCGAAGAAAATGGCGTTACCCGGCTTTGTTCCACCGGAGGAGTTGTCAAAGAATTTAAAACCGATGTACGCCATCGTCGCAGCAAAGGTTGTCGTGCCAAGCCACCATGTTGTCCCAATTCCATCGAACGCCCAAAAATGGTAGTCCGTGTTGAGTTTTTGAATGCCGAAATACATCGCCCGACCATACAGCTCATCTGTGAGATAAGTTGCGGTCACGAATACGTTCGTGGTAACAGAGGCGACCGTCTTATTCGCAAACGGACGGGACGAAAAAGTTCCAACGGCATTCGGCACCCATATAAGTTCGAGAAAGTTGGCAATATCGGGATGCCCGCCCGTCGCAGCCATCAGCGTCAGGCCGACCGCACCGTCAGCCGCCGCTACTGCTGGCCGAAGACTGTGGCCAATGCGGGCCCAGACAAAATCGTTTGTATTGGCTGTCCATGCTTTCTGAAGATAGATTGAGACTCCCGTGTTCTTTACCTGAGCCATCATCCAGGAACGCTTTACATTCGTCTCGATCTTTGCTCCGGAGTTGAAGGAGGCATAAGGATCGATGCTCCCACTTGGCGTGATGGTTGTACTGCCATCGGAATCGTAAAGAGTCCAGGCGCCATTCAATGAACCGGCTAGGAATTCATCATCATACGAACTTGGGGATGCAGGGGCGGCCCAGAGTTCCGATGAAAGATCACCGCCAGCACCGCCACCTCCGCCAGCTGCCCCAATTGTCGCTCTGACCGCCGCTGCAGTCGTGTCATCGAGAATGGATCTGGCAAAGGATGTGCATGTAATCTCTTCGACGTCGCCAGCGCCCGATGTTGATCGGCCCAGAACTTTATCTGTTGCTGAGACGTTCTGCATCTTGGCGTAGGTCACCGCATCATTCGCAATCGTGGTTGACGCCGAGCCTGCCGACGCTGTTACGTCGCCGGTCAGCGCCGAACGCTGGATGCCTCCTGAGCCGGTAAACTCCACACCGCCGCCGACCGTCAGCGCCTCGGGATCGCCGGTGCTCGCGGTATCGCGTCCGATGAGCCGATCCGTGGCAATGTTCTGCATCTTGGCGAACGTCACGGCATCTGACGCTATTGTCGGATTAGGGTAGGTACCGGTGAGATCGCCGCCCGCTGATCCACTTGGCGCGGCACTGGTCGGACCGTATCTTGACCATGATGAGCCGTCCGATCGCTCGATAATATTGCTCTCGTCGGTGACTTCATAGAGGCATCCCTTATTGCTACTGCTCGCCGCGGGTTGCGCCGATCGCGTACCGTAAAGATGAATGTCGTTAACAGTTTTGCCCATTGTCTAAGCCTCTAAATCGCATACCGTGATAGGTTGTCCGTCCAAAAAGATGAATTCCGATTCGCCGTCAGTGAGAAATGAACAACAGCACGAACTACCGCTACCGGATGCGTGCGCCTGCAACCTGCCATCCGATGCCCGGTCCCATGTGACCGTATCCGTATCGACAAAGCGGGGGATATCCTTTGCCCGGTTCGGATTAGGCATACTCGTACTCGATCCAGCAATCGTAGATTTTCATCACACACGCAGGAGAGAAGTCCTCAAGTGATGTCTGAATCAACTCCGCCCGCACCATCAAATCCTCAGAAGTGCCGCCAAAACTCGTACTCCACTGAGTCGGCGTGTACGTCACTGAAACATCGGTTATCGGAATGTTCCCGGATCCATCGCCCGCGTAAACGCTTGTTACGTGATGCGCGGACCATTCCGGAGTGCCCAGCACCGCGCTTGTATAAGCGTCATACACGTCCACGGAAACGATTGGGAAGTTGAAGCCGATTAAGGTTCCCGTACCGACGGTGTACGACAGCACGACATGGATCGTAATGCTTGCGAGCGGCGCCCCGCTGGAGTCGGGGAAGTCGATGAACTTTAAATGGCAATACTGCGCTACCGTGTTGGGGTGAATCAGCGTGATGTAGCAGAACGTAGTCGACTCGCCCAGCGGCGCGTCATTGTCGGCGCCCAACTCAAAGTCCGTGATCGTCGAGCGGACCAGATTGACCGCATCGAAGGCTTCCGGGGTCGGCCGACCGAATCGCTGCAACGGAATTGGCGGGAAAGCCTGAGTTTCAAGCCGCACCACGAGTCCGTCAAGGTCGTAAGTAACCTTCAGAATCTTAGCGGTCTGCTCGTCATAGCCGCCAGGTCCCAACCCCATTGAGTGCGTGATTTTGCACAGTGCCGTCAGTTCAATCTCGTCGTAGGTTTCAGGGAGCGGCATTTCGAACGTCTGACGGAAGCTGCCGAGTGCGAGATAATCCATGCGCCTCTGGATGATGTCTTCCGCCGTCGCCGCATCGCGCACGAAGTACAGGTCGACGACGTTCTTTTCAATCTTGTCGATGATGTTCGTCGGCGAGTTCTCATCCGGCAGGTTCAGCTGCGACTGCTCATCACTGTCGAAGATCGCGCCCGAGGCAAACTCGCCGGTCGCGTTGTTATAGTTCCACCGGTACTGAAGCTGCGTCGTGACTTCTTCCGGCAGTCGCTCCTCGAAGGTTCCTTTGAGGATGTGCTTGCCCTCTTTGAATACCGGGATCGTCGGAGGCGGCGAGATATCTTCCGGGTCCTGCGTGAAGTCGAGCGAGATCAGCCCGGAGCGCTTAGGGAACATCGTCAATTCGAACGACGGAAGGAACTGACCCAACCATTCGCGAGCCGTCATTGGTTGCGTGATCGCGCCGTTGCACTCGAGCCCCAGTGATTCGAACGTGTGCCACAGATCGGAAATGTGGTCCTTGTCGAATACATCCGTGCTGATGCCCGCCTTTGCCAGCACCATGTACGTCATGTTGATAAAGGCGTCTATCGGATTTTTGAGCGACTCCGGAGGACTGAGGGCCAAGCCGTCATTCGGTGCCAGACTCCCCCACGCACCACGCGCCACAATTCCCTGGATATCGGCACGTATTTCCGTCCCTTCCGGCTGCTGCTCGATGAAATCGACATGGGTAATCGTGAACGCGCCAAAGCCGAATGGGTTATCTTCCGCCGTGATCCCCTGTTCCGTGATGTTGTATTCGGACGAGTCCACCTCTTCCCATTCAGGGCTGTCGATATCTTCATTGAGTGAGACGGTTTTGCGCCGAAACACGGTGACGCTCAGGACTGGAGTCAGCGATGCCGCCCAACGGTCCACCAGACTCGCAGAAGCATCATCGTTGAGCAGCCAGCCAATATGGGGAAGCGGGATAACGCCTTGCGTATTTGCTGGCGACACTTCCGGTGACAGCACATCTCCAAAGATGATCGGAATAAACCCGCCTTCATCCTGGGGCGCAATGTCGGGGAAGATAGAACTGACCGCCATTGCCGGAATCGGTTCGTCCAGCCAGGCGAAGGTAATGTCTCGGAGTTCTACCTCAATGGCGGCCGCGGGGAAGACAACGTTCTGAACTTCCCCCGTGTAAATCGGATCATAGTCCGCGATCGACGCGCCCTCGGGGATCTCCCAAATCCGCATGATGCGACGACGTGCCGGCTGAGCAATGAACAGATCACGCCACTTGCGCAGATTGTCGGCAATGCGGACGCGCGCATCCGAGATTTGCGGCATGCCTGACGGCGCGGGGATACTCTTCTCAATGTAGCCCCAGCGTTGAACGGTACCTTGATAGATGATTTGACCGGGTGAGGTGTTTCGTCGGACGCGCTCAGCGGAGAGATATTCGGTCCCCGAATCCAGCACCAATTCGGCGACGGTGAGCCATTTGATCTGTGACAAAGGGAGGACTTATCCGCGAAGTGCTGCTGATTGCTCCGGGGTTGCTTTGAGGGCTTGCTGAATTGTCCGCGCTCCCGACACCAGCCCGCCCAGGACGGCCAATATGACAATCGCAGAATTAGGGAGTTGCGCGGATCCGGTGGCGACCATCGCCGTAGTCAGAGCCGTCGCTGCCGTGATGACGAAGTCTGTAAAGGCGGAAATGCTCAGAATGAGCCAAGCGATCTTCACTGGAAGTCCGGGTCCCCGGCATATGCGGTCTTGATCGAGGAGATCAGCTTGAGCATCACCTTCTTCAAGGCGAGCCGCTTGTCCGGATTCTTGATGGAGGCCAGGATCGCAGCGGTACCCATCGTGATCCAAAAGTCGTAATCCATTGGAAACTCCGAAAGTTATCGAGGCTGTTGATTGCGTTTGATTTGAAAGATGAGTTGAGCGACTTGCAGAAGCGTCAGGGTGGCGCCGAATCCGATCCCGATTCCCGTAAACCGGTCCATCGCCGAGCGCATCGACGCCTGCTCCTGAATCAGCTTATCGACGGCGACCATAGCGGAATCCGCTCGAACCTTCAACATCGAGATTTCTTGGTTCTGAATGGCGTCGGTCGTTTCCTGTGAATACCTTGACGACTGCGCGTTGACGCAAATGATGAACAAGGCCCCATACAGCAATAGCTTTAGGCTGGAGATTGTGATCAAGCGGGCCGCCTTTTGGAAAGAGAATGTCTTCATATTTGAGCAGCTGTAGCACCATTTCGGCACTCGCTGGCCTTAAACCATCAACCGCTATGCCGCCGTTATCGGTTAGAGGTCAGGAGGTAATCCGGGGTCATCCGTACCGCGAATTAACTTCCGCCTACGCGGGAGAAAAGGGACGAATCCTGATCGTCCTCAGTCGGTGATTTCCGGTCCTGTCGGTTCTTCCGTAATCACCATCTGATAATCCACCATGCCACCATGTGCCACATTTTCCAGCTGCTTCACAATCATCGAGGATTCTTTTCTGCAAAATATCTGCTCGTATGGAGAAACGTCCGTATCGAGCACCAAAATAAAGGGGTCTCTTTGGCCTCCCACTGCCTCGTCAAGTGCCTGGAAGGCCGCAAGCTGAGCCAAAGTCAGGCGGAAGTTCATCGTGCGCCTATAGCGGTTGTATTGGGGATAAACCCAACGCCTGCCGCGTTCGGTTTCGAGCAGAATGTCTGAATATTCAGTGCCATATTCAACGCCGAGACGGGAATTGATCGGCAACTCGACCAGCGTTCCGGACACGACCGGCTCTCCATCAATGTCATAATCCGGCTCGCCTTCGGAGTCCAGATCAATGAGGTAGTAACCAGGAGCGCCCATTATCCCTGAGGTACCGTGCTGACGATTCCCGCCGTTTGTTTGGCGACCAGCGCGATATTGCTCCGAATCCCGTCGCGATCCGTTTTCAGCGCCGTCTTGATGTACTTCACCGCCGCTTGACCGATTTCGAGCGGGTTATTCGATGTGATGTTCATGTTGACGACAACGTTGTTATTCGTGTTTCCGGCGACTGCATAGGCAGGTTGCGCCGACATTGGCCCCTGGCCGATGATCGCGTTGTAGATCGCGTCGAGTTGGTTCACCTGCTCGCCGATCTTGTCTGCCATGAAGTGGAAGATCCCGTCCCAGGGCCAGAACAGCTGGTCAATCATGACCCCCAGGTGGATGCGCGACACGCGGGTGTTGTACTCGACGGCGTTCATTGTGCCCTCAAGCCGCATCGTGCTGAGGAGAGAGCCCGCCGCCGCGATCCCGCCCGAGATCAGGCCGGTTCCGAGTCCGGAGAACAGACCGCCTGCCCCGCCCGCCGCTCCGCCCGCCCCACCGATACCGCCGGTGCCGGCCGCCGACATTGCCACGCCGGTTCCGCCTTGACCAAATAGGGTCGGCAGTCCGCCGCCTCCACCGAGTAATCCGCCGAGTTTTGAGCCGAGACCGCTCAGGAACGTTTTGATCCCAATCCCGTCAATCAGGCCGGTAAAGAAGTCGTCGAATGCCTTCTTGATCGGCCCCAGCAAGGCCCCAGAGATATCTTCGAAGATAGAGCGCCCTAACGATAGCGCGCCGCCCTTGAGCAGATTCTTCAGCGAGGTAAAGACGTTCTCGCCTTTAATGAACATCGCGTCAAAGATCGCGCCGGCCGAGCGTTTTACCTCTTCGGTTGCCTTTTCGAGTGCCCGCCTGTTCTCCTCAGCGGCTTTCTTTCGCGCGTCCGACTCCCTCTTGATGTCGTCCAAGGCTATCTTATTGGATAGCCGCAGCTGCTCATCGAGATCCTTCTGAACGTCGATGTTGATCTTGCGAACAGATTCGGCCTTTTCCTTTTCGAACTTCGCCTGCTCCAGAATCCCGTCGATTGCCACCTTGTTATTTCGGCGTAGTTGATCTTCGATCTGCTCCAGTTCGGATTGAGTCTCTTTCCAGAAATCGAGGATGGCGGAATTGACGAATGCCGTTTGTTCTTTGCGGAGAGCGGCCGTTTCATCAGCTAAATGCTTCGCTTCTTCTGCCGCCTTCTTCGAGTTCTCGGCTTGCTGCTTGTAAATCTCAGCGAGGACTTCACCGGTATTTTTGGCATTACCCCCGGATCGCGAGGCGTAATAGTCGAGGTCCTCGGACAGTTGCCGCTGAGCCGCCGCCGCAGCTTCAGCCGCAGATTTACCCTGAGAGAGCGCGCCTTGAAACTCGCTGCCGCCTTTTGCCGCTTTGATGACGGCGGCGTTCCACTGCTCGAGCGTCATGTTGCCGCGTTCGACTTGCTGCCCGTGCTCTTTCAGCTTCTCGTTTAGCTTCGTGGTCGCCGCTTCTAGCCCGCTGTGCGCCTCAATGACGGCTTTATCGTTCAGGAGCCAGCTTCCGATGATGGGTATTCCACGAACCATCGTCGCCAGCAATTTGTCAAAGGCCTGCTCGGTCCCGGTGACCTTGAGCGCCCAGTTGACAAACATGCCTATACTGACGCCGATAGCCGCACCGAGAGCCACAACTCCGGCTGTTGCCGCCACGGTGGCTACTGTCGAGGCAATCATGGCGCCCGTTTCAGTCGCGATGTACGCGCTCAGCTTGCCGTAGAGCAGAATCAGGCTATTTAGGTTACTCGCCAGCGTGCCGAATATGAGGAGCAGGGGACCGATGGACGCGACAAGAGCGGAAACTCCGAGGACTAGAATCTTCGTTGAATTGCCCAGGCCGTTCAGCCAATCAACAATCTCGCTGGCAATATCCACAAAGGGAATGAGCGCTTTTGAGATTAACTCGCCCCAGCTTTCGGTAAGATCGCCGATCTTGTTCCAGAGAACGGTAAACGGCCCGCTGCCCGCCTTTGCGGCCGCCTCCGCCGCCCCGCCGAATTCTTTCTGCAATTCGTCAAGGATGACCCCCTGGGCTTTCATGATGTCCCCGGACGCCATGAAGGACTTCACGAGTTCCTTCTGTGAGTCGGAGAGTTTAACGCCGACCCTTTGAAGAGCCGAGACGCCGTTAATCGGGTCGTTCAATGCCTTGCCCAGCTGGATCGCCGAGGATTGCAGATCTTGACCGAGCACGGTGGACATATCGAGCGCGGCTTTTGTGGCTCGATCAAATGAAGTACCGGCAATATTCGTGAACGTCAGAAGCTGCGTCGAGACTTTCTGAATAATCTCATCGTCACCGAAGACGGTACTCTTCTGAAGCTCAGCCGCCATCTTCTTTAATTCCGTGGAGGTCTTTCCGGCAGCGCTGCCTGTTGATCGGATCGCATTTTCCAGCAATGCGCTGGCCTTGGCCGCTTCATTGAAATTCTTTACGGCGAATGCCCCGAGAGCGACGATCGGCGCCGTTAAGCCGATCGTTAATGTTTGGCCTGCGGATGTTGCCGCCTGGCCCATCTCTTTCAACAGCTGCGTCGATGGCTTAATCGTCTGCTCGAATGCCCTGGCTTCTTTCTGAGCCGCGCGAAGTCCGTTGTTGAAGTTCTCCGCGAGGAGTTGCAGTTCAACTTTTAAGTATCGGAGCGCCATTTATTTGAGCTTGTAAAACTCTTCCTCGATGCCTTCGCCGAGAACTTCGCTAAGGAGTTCATAAGCATGCTCTTGGGTTTGGTCGAATGCCGGCTGAATGAACGGCCGCGCTGGCTGGTGAGGCGTCCCGAGCTCCGCGAAGATTGCCGGGAATCCGTGCTTGCTGGGACCTATTTCCGCTGTAGCGCCTTCAGCCGTCCGGTTCGTCACTGAAATACCAATGGACTCTCGGATTCTTGAACCTGGCGTCTCTGGATCATCTGGCGCCGTCTCCCGCATTCGTGCTGCGATCGGCTGAGCGGCTTCTCGGAGTGACCGGGCGATAAGGATTCGACGCAGCACGAGCGGCAAACCTTCCATGCTGTCGAGGAGATCCTGCATCCCGTCTACAACTTCATTAGAAGCCACGTCCTGCCGCCCTGTCGAGTTCGCGCATCATGTCTTCCGGAGACTGGTCGCTGCGCGCCTCTTTGGACAACTCCAGCTTCCAGACCAGACACCGCATCTGGAATTCCCTGAACGTCATGCGCTGAATCATTTCGCTGTGAATCATGTTCAGTCGATCCGCCATCCGATAGCTGAGAAGCAACTCCGGATGGTCTAGGAGTTTTTTGTTTCTTCTTCCGCCTCGACCGTGTTGGCCTTGATCGCAGCCCGCCCGAGATCCGCAATGAACGGAATGCTTTTGCCGCGCAGTGCCGACCGGTCATCCTCCGTGAACGTCACGGCACCGTCTTCTTCCACAGTTGCGGCAATGATCCAGTCGAGCAGCGCCTCTACGTTTGCCAGCGTCAGTCCATCATCGGGAGTGTCTTCGATGTGTCGCAACTTCTGGAGTAGCGGAGCCGCGACATCGTAAGCCACAAGACGAAAGCAGACGGACGTTCCATCCTTGAGAGTCGCTGGAATAACGTCCGCCTTCTTGTTGAGAATCGAATCGCGTATGGACATAGATTCCTATGGGTGCGAATTCGTTGAGGATACGCTGCCGGTAATACGACCCTGGAGCGTGACTTCAACCAGATTGCTCGGGCTGATTGTTCCGAGGTCCCAATCAAGCAGGATCAATGAAAAGTATCGCGTCTCGGTCGCAGGACTCGGAATCGCGAGTTTGAAGTCGATCGCGGTTGTTCCATTGACCCAACCCTCGATGAGATCCATCGTTGTGTTTGTCGCTCCGGTCGTTAGAACAATCGTGACTTGCTTCCCATCGGGGAGGCCGCCGATTCGTTCGACTGCGGTTGAGTCCAAAGTGGTCGAATCCACTTCCGGCTTATTCACACCAATGCCGGCAATACTGCGGATTTTCCCAAGTACAGCGAACGCCGCGGGACTGGATGCGACCGTATCCCAGTAGGACAGGACGACCCCCGCGCCGATTTGTGCATTGGTGCTAGTTGCCATTTACATGAACCTCCAAAAGAAAAGCCGCCCCGGGTGGAGCGGCTCGTTAAGTTGAGACGGACTGAGACTTAGTCGGGAACTTCCTGCTCTGTGGTTACGAGATAATCGGTAATGACGGACCAGATTTTGGTGGTCTCATCATAGGCGGCAATACCGAAACTTTTGAATATGCCTTGGACCTGTATGGTGTCGGCGGGCGACTCATCGTTACTGATAACGCCTGGGGCCGCAGCTGCGAGCGCGAGGCGCACAGTTCGGCTTAACCTCTTGGCTGCCGCCTTTGTCAGAGCGGAGCAGAAAACCCGCATGCGCTGGTCCGTATTCAGACCGGCTAGGCCATCCAGTACGACAATCTCGTCACCGTCATTCTCTAAATTGTGAGCGACCAGTGGAAGCGCGGCGCCCTGTGGAGCCTTGCCGTTATAGATCCGCGTCGACACGATAGCCGTCACGTCCGCGTCATTTCTCAGAATCAGATTGAATGCCAGTTCCGAGTCAATCATTCCGCAGTCTCGATCGGGACTTCTCTTCCGGAAATCAGGAGTTCGATCCGCCGCCCGGTTGGGTCAACCGGAGGATCGATATCGAACGTCTGATAATTCGCAGGGCTCGCATCCGGGTCCAAGCAGAACACGGCTTCATGGAGATTAGAGTCGATGCCCGCCTGATAACGAATGCGAAACAGTGCCGTGATTTCGGCGTTACGCTTCAGTGCATTCTCGAATTCGTGACTGCTTTCCGATACCTTCTCGCATGGCACCGTGAACGCATCCGCCCAATTGCCATCGATAGGCGCGTTGATGTCGTCGAGCGCCTGAGTCTTCAAGCGAAACGTCAACAGATGCGCGAGCCGCCCAGCCTTCATATTCCTTCGAACAGTCGGAAGTTTTCCGGAAGATCGGTTACCGGGACGGGTCGATACGGTGCCTTCAGATTCTTCGGTGATGTGTTGTCATCGTGCAACCGCGCCACCATCAAGCCGTTAGTCGGATCGCTGGAGATCTGATTCACCGCACGCGCCGCCTTGCAGAAGCGCCCGTCCTCGCCCGAGTTAATCGGCAGCACGTTTTCGAATTGGTGCGTCTGCCAGAAGTCGCGCCGGTAGAACAGCGATGTGCCCATCGGATAATGCGCGGAATCGCAGTAGTAGAACACCTGGAGCGGATCTCTGCGGCAGAAGTGCAGCCAATGAAAGGCATGCACCGCGAGTCCGGATTTCTGGATCAGTTCAACTTGCGTCGCGATCCTTCGCGGGTCGCTCCAGTCGTCGGAATCCCAATGGCAGACATAATAACCCAATGCGGCATCCGCCAGCATATTCCGTTTCCTACCAATCTGGTATCTTTCTGGCGCAGTCATCAAACGCACATTGTTCGGCAACGGATCTAAGTTCGTGAGTGTCGGCTTATCGCAGTCTTCAAGGATTAGCAATTCGCAAAATTGATAAGTCTGGGCGCTGAAGCACTCGATTGCCTGTAGAGCCATCGCACGCCGTCCGCGCACCGGCATGATGCAGGACACGAGCGGAGTCACGCGAGCGTCAACGCCCCCGGCATTCGTGCAGCAATCTCCATCTCGGAATCAACGATCATGTGCACGAGTTGCTCAAACGTGACTTGCGGACGCCATCCGAGTTCGAACTTTGCCTTTGTCGCATCGCCGCAGAGCACGTCCACTTCGGCAGGGCGTTCATATCGCTGGTCATATCCGACGTAACGCCTCCAGTCGAGTCCGACATGCGAAAACGCGCACTCAAGAAGATCCCGCACGCTGTGAGATTGACCAGTGGCAATCACGTAATCCCCGGGCTCGTCCTTTTGCAGCATCAGCCACATTGCCTTGACGTAATCTCCGGCAAAGCCCCAATCACGGCGAGCCTCGAGGTTGCCGAGCTTCAGTTCGTTCTGTAGTCCCTGCGCGATTCTGGCCGCAGCTTTGCATGCCTTCCGCGGCAGGAACGTCTCACCGCGGCGTGGCGATTCATGGTTGAACATGATTCCATTCGAGACGTGCATTCCGTGCGCTTCGCGGTAGTTCCTTGCGATCCAGTATCCGTATGTCTTCGAGATGCCGTAGGGACTGCGAGGATGAAACGGCGTGTTCTCATTCTGCGGAGGCGGGGAAGAACCAAACATCTCGCTGGACGATGCCTGATATAAACGCGCAGGCAGCTTCAGCATCCGCGTAGCTTCGAGCAATCGAACCGCGCCGCATGCCGCGATGTCCTCGGTGTACTCAGGAACATCGAACGACACGCGCACATGGCTTTGACATGCGAGGTTATAGATCTCGTCCGGTTCAACCTGCTGCAGCACTCGGATCAGCGACGTGGCATCCGCGAGATCGCCGAAGTGGAGCGTCAGCCGATCAAATATGTGATCGATTCTGCCTGTGTTCAGGGATGCCGAGCGCCTAACAATGCCGTGGACTTCGTAGCCTTTGGCGAGCAGGAATTCTGAGAGGTAGCTTCCATCCTGCCCAGTAATCCCAGTGACGAGCGCCCGCTTATTCATTGTTCCGAGGGGACGAAGCGAAGTAATTCATGATGATGTCCCGTATAGTCATAAACGGACCTGGGATCGCTGGAGTATGGTCACGTGCCTTTCGGAGCGCAGCCTCTGCCAAACCAAGCCTTTCCTCAGCCTTGCGAGATTTCATCTTCGCTGCACTGTATTCCTCAATAAGCCTGTCAATAGTTCCGAATTCTTTCAGCTTGTCCGCGAATTGCTTCTCGAAAGTCTTCTCTAACTCCAACTCCTCGATCCGCCTCATTAGACGGTCTCTTTCATCAACGGGGCTCATACCGTCATCGCCTTCCGGATCTCATCCGCTCGACCCATGAACGGACGCCAGGATTTATCCTTCTCCGAGATACAGACAATCGTAATAGGCCACTTGATCGAAAATCTCGGGTCGTCGTGCGGCAGCCCTGATTCCAGTTCCGGATTGAATTTATGGCTCAGTAAATAACCGCATTGCGTATTGTTCTCAAGGGTCAAATAGGCGTGGGCGCAGCGCTCTGGAATATAGAGCATGTCCAAGCCGTTGAGCGTTACGCGCACGTCTTGAAGGTAGGTCGGGCTTTCCGGTCGGAGATCAATAACCACATCGAAGATTGAGCCGGAGTTGCAACGGATCAGCTTCGCCTCGGCTGCCGGTGGAAACTGGAAGTGGAAGCCGCGCAGCGTGCCCTTCTTGGCGTTGAAGGAAATGTTCTGCTGCTCCACCTTCATCGGAATGCCGTGCCAGTCAAATTCGTCGCAGTGGAAGCCGCGCGAGAACCAGCCGCGATGGTCCTGGTAACGCTCCGGTTTAATCAGCGTGACGTCTGGAATGGCTGTCGGAATGAATCGGTTCATTCGGCGATCGGTAGTTCCTTGCGCATCGAGAAATCGACCGGGATTCCGTTGGCTTCTAACAGCGCACGCGAGTCTGCCATCCATTTACCGCGAATGATTCCAGTACAGAGGTATTCCATCGGCCACGGATGCACGTCTCGCTTAAAGGCTAAGACCTTGTCGGGCATATTGTCGGCGACAGGACCTCCCAAGACTTCGAAGTCGAAGGGCGTGCGAAAGCGTGCGATCTCCGCGAGGAATGATGGACGCCAGATCGTGGCTTGGCACGAGATCCGGTAACTCGTCCCGTGCTGAACCTCGGCAAAATACGGATTGCCGTAATCGATATCGCCACCGGGACAGGGATAGACGCGGACGCTGCCCGCCTTTTGCAGTTCCAACTCAACGAGAGCACGTTCGATCAATCCCGTGTTGACCGGTCCGGATAAAAAGAAGTCTTCTTGCATCAGCAGAATCGGCTCATCGCCGGACGTCAACGCAAACGCCCTCACCACTTGGCACCATGACCAGCGCAGCGAATTCGGACCGGAGAATACCTGCACATTGTTCGGGACTTTTGCGCTGGGCTCGATGTGTTCGGTGAGTAGCCATGCTTGCGGGTGATTGGGCCAGAACTTCTCGAGCAGCGCAAAGAACGGTGCCCACGCATCGCGATATGCCCAGCAGGAGATCACTGCAAGTCTCATGATATTCTGTAATCCAGGTCGGCTAGAGAGGCAGCTCGCGTATGGTTTCGCGGCACCGTGCAGGGATTTCGAGGGTCGATAAAAATACTGCATACCTCGGATGTGGTTCGAATCCACCCCTCTAGCCGTCTACCGATTACTACGAGACGCATAGCTTGTCCTCTACGCACTTCGTGAAGAGATCGAGCCACTTGTGATGATCGAGGTATAGTTCCCAATACTTCCGTGCTATCTTGCCCGCTTCGATAAAGTCTTGATCACTCGTATATTTGACCGCGGCTTGAATGACGTCTGCCACGGTTGCCGCTTTATCGGTATCCACGAATAAGCAGAAGTCGTCGTAAGGGATCTCATCCTCAAAGGGCAGCACGTAATCCGTGCCCACCAGCACCGGCATACGAGCCGCGCTCATCGCTTCAAAGAAGCGATACGGCAGGACGCCCGGTATCGACTCTGGGCAGAGCGCCATGCGGCTGTTCCGCAAGCTGTGGACGTATTCTGCGCGACGTCGGTAACCCTCAGGAGTCTTTTCAATGTAGCCGTAGAAGTCGCGATACAGTGCGAGATTCGCCCGCAGCCCCCGAGTCCGCGCACTGGCGCATGACTCCGCGGCGATTTTCCGGGCATCGGATGAAAGCCAACCATGAAAGCTGACATCATCCAAGAATCCGCCAGCGGGAAGATCGATGCACTCCGCGAAGTCCTCGACGGGCCACGCGAACTGGATCGTATTCGGGTCATCTTTCAACATCCACGAGCGCACGTCGCAGCGGATGAACATGCACGGCAGCCCGCACGCTTTGCGGAAGTTGTCGCTGATGTCGAGAAAGACGTGACGCGCTTCGTTGCCCTTGAGGTATGGCAGTTGATACATCTTCTTGTGGTCGAGTCCGTCGCGCCCGTTCCAGAACAGGCTGAGATTGCCGGGACACACAAACACGTCAGCATCTTTCGGATCGTCAACCGGGATACTTCCAGCAAGCCGCAGTTCACCGGAAGGCCAAGCGCTGACGCCCGCCTGCTCAGGCCGATATGTGTAGACTCGCAATTTTGTCCTGTGCTCGCTTGTAGGCTTCCAGATAGGGACCGTAAATCAGCTGGATGTCTTCATTGCGCAGCTTGTAATTCGTGAGCCGCACGCTCTTCTCGGTCCAAAGGAATTCGTGGTAGTGGTAGAAGACAACCGGGACCAAGCCGCGGACGCCGTTATCGAATGGAATTCCGATCATGAGTTGGTCCGATCCATCCCAATGGAGCGACATCGGCTTATAATTTGCCAGATTCCAGGGTGCCAGCCCCGCGCCGATATGTTCGATAACGCAGAGATGGTGCCCGTACTTGGCCGGCCACGCATCAAGGTATTTCTGATCCCCGCAGCCATCCGTCGCTGAGCACTTCTCCCGGCACTGAGCCGCCCAGGTCGACGCGCACTCGCGCCCGATTGGATCATTCTTGAACGTGACCCAGGACACGTTGAACTTGCCGTTCACTTCGAGATGGCGCTTGGACGGGATGAACCTGTGCGGGATCACGGCAATGGAGCGGTCACCGATTTCATCAAAGACCACTTTCGGATCGGAGAAGAACATTAGGTCGGCGTCGAGGTATGTCAATGCGTCGATGAATTGAACCCCCTGGTTCAGCAGCATCTGACAAAGATTTGATGCTGCGGTCCAGCAGTATTCCTGCCACGTCCTCTGGCTGACGTATGGCATTTGCTCCGACTTGAAATATTCAATATCGATGCCCGTTGCGGATTGAAGATCTAAATCGTCCAGCGCTCTTAGCGTTTCTTCGTCAAGCGCGAGGACATAGAGGATAAAGTCTTCGCTCCAATGCTTCTTCAGCGACTCGTACATCACGAGCAGCTTCGGCAGATAGTTGATGTCGCTCAGGGTGCAATAGTGCCTCATACGTTCACATTGCTCGCGTAAGGTTCCGGCAGTTCGCTTTTGCGGAGCATGGACTTCAGCACGTCGGACACGACGCGCATTCGCTGAGCGTAGGTGTGATCGCGCAGCGTGCGCTTCTGGCCTGCCGCCGCGATACGTTTTCGATCTTCGTCATAATGGAGATACTCCTTGATGTGACGGACTGCATCCCAAGGCGCATCAAAAGGTGATTCGTAATACAAGCATTCATCCTCACCAAAGAGTTCACCGAGGTTTACGGAGTTCTCCGTCAGTAGCAGCGCCCCACATCCAGTCGCCTCAAAACACCGCATGTTGTTCGTGTAGCCCCGCGCGACTTCGCCGTGACGGTTCAGACAGATTTTCGATTGCAGCAAGATGCGGTACATGTCGAGCCCAAACGCCTGCCCTTGATACTTGGAACGTAATGCACTATTCGCTGGCAGCGTCTCGACACCATAACCCCACCACTTGAACGTGGGAATCTCTCGCGCCACATGCTCCAGCGTTTCCATCCCGCGCTTCCAGTGCGACGGATTGCCGACTCCTCCAATGAAGACGACGTCGTGAATCCGCTCTTTCGGCACATCGCCGACCCGTTCCAGCACGATCGGATCAAACGCGAGCGGCAGATAGACCGCCTTGACGCCCAGAGCCTCGATGCGTGGTACGTAATGCGGGAAACTGGTAAAGATCACATGAAACAGTCGCACCCTGTCGTCACCAGGCCAAGGGCATGAGAGTTGCGCGGCCAGGGCATAGTTCTCGCCAAGCTGTCTCAACTCAGCGATTGAGAAAAACGAAAGATCTTGAGCGAATATGATATCTGGACGATTCGCGTGAATCTGACAATGCACTATGGCGCGATCCATTGACGGTCGGTCGTATCGCGGATGCTCGCTCAGCCACCGAAGCTGCAATCTCTGATGATTCGCTATCACGTCGATCGCATCCCATCCGAGCGCCCGCAGATTGCGGCTGTAAAAATCCGCGGTTCCGAAGGACTCGTGCATGATCGCAGCGAGGTTGTTCTCATAGGTGTCCCGCGGATCAAACGGAAGCGCCTTGATTGCGTCGGGGTAGTATGAATCGACTATGAGTATCTTCACTTTCGGCACCGCCACAACAGCGTAGTCCGTTCCTGAGAGATGAGCGTGCGCGTCTCAATATCGCTGAAAGTATGTCCAAGCGCCTCCCGCATTTCCGCTTCGTCACGCCATTCGCATTCATGAGCACTGAGCGCCTTCAATCCGTCCTCTTTCTTCGCAGGAGTATCGCCGCAGAACCAGCCGCCCGGCTTAAGAGCGTTCAGGCTCTTCTGGAAAATCCGCTGCTGATTCTCGGCAGAGAAATGCTCGATAGCTCCTCGAATTACTACGCAATCAAATGTTTCGTGAGGATAGAACCATGTCAGCACATCTGCGCAGACGTACATAATTTGGGAATGCCCATGATGCATTCCGGCGAATTCAACCAATGTCCGGTCCCGCTCAACAGCCATCACACTTGCCCGATGACGATAGAACCAGTAATCGTAAAAGCCGTCGCCCGAGCATAGATCCAGCAAGGATCCGCCATATGGCAGTGAATTGATGACGTTGTCGGAGGATGCCGTCCAAAAGTCATTGAAATATCGGTCCGGGTCGAGCAGATGCAAGCGATGGTCGAACCATTCCGGCTCCTGATATCGCCACTGTGATTGGAAAAGATAGCCCGCCGCCGCCTTGCCGAATTCTCTTGAGAGCCGCGCGAACGTCTCGCCAAGCCATGCATCGCGCTCCCTTGTCGGAGGCTGTCGCAGGTATCTTTGGATCGTTTGATTCTCCCTGACGAGAGGCGCGATTGCCTCCATCGGCGCCGCTGCCTCGGGAGGCTCGTTCATCCGATTACCTGGATTTTCAATTCATCCGTCCAGCGCACAACAATGTCCAGGTCCGGCTCTTTATCGCGGAACCACTGCTTCATGTGGATTTCTTGCGTACAGTCATGGTCGCTGCCCGTGCGAAAGAGGAAACATGCCGCCTGCTGAATCCATTCGTCGCGGAGCCTGTCCACGAAGCGCTGATTCTGGCGCACGAAGATTGGCGGCTGATCGTCCACCGGATTTGGCAGCACAAACCATTTGTGCTCCGGTTCCTCGAAGTTGAAAATGGCTTCCTTGATCGCGCTGGGAACGATCATTATTCCGCTTTTGCCGATTCTCGAGATGGTGCGGGCGCAGGCGGCAGGATCGTTGACGTGTTCCAGCACATGCGAGCACCAGACGAAGTCGAACGCCTTATCCTTGATCTGCGGTAGCCCCCGCTCGACGTTCGCGAAAATCGTCTCTTGATTCGCTTCGCGCAATGGCTGCAAGATCTCCGCGCTTCGGTCCAGATAGAAGTCCGCACGCTCCAGCGGATATGCTCCGGGTCCGATGTCCAGCACTTTCCAATCTGCCGGCATGTCGGGAAGCCGGACATAATCCCGAGGGGGCATCAATTCGCTCATATGCGCTCGAACCGGAGGCAGAACGCGGGATAGAAGTGGATGTTTGGCTCCTCTCCGATGCGTCGGAATCCGTGAGATTCCACCAGTGCGGTCAATCGGTCCCTCGTGTAGCTCATCATGTGGAAGCCGAATTCCGTTCGCCGAGGTCCGAGTAGATGCCGCACGTAAAAGTAGTCGCCGGTTTCCCTGTATAGCCGCAACGTTTCTTCGTGGTCCGGAACGTCAATCCGAACGATTCCGCCTGGACCCAAAAGCGCGCGAATTTCGCGGAGGGCTCGCCGTGCTTCTGTCAGCGATAGATGCTCGAAGGTCTGTCTCAAAAGCACTTCATCCGCATAAAGCACAATTGGGAGTTCCAGCAAGTTGCCGTATCGGTCACAGACATATTCCTGGTCTAACGGACCAGAGCGAAGAGAGTTTGCCGTCTTGTCGCCATGCTTGGCGTAGTATCGATCTTCCGTCGTGCGCCAATATTCCACCAGATCCGGCCGATCCACCGCCAGGAAAGTCTTGGGCGATTGCATATCGATATTGAGCCAGCCATCGAGATAAACGCTGCCACATCCGATATGCACTTTCAGACGCGGACTCCCTCAGGCCATGACACTGTAGCCGTCTTCACGTAATGCCTCTGGAACGTCTTGAGCCAGACGTCGCGCAGATGCCAATATTTCTTACGTAAGATTTCGTTATCCCGGCGACGACTCCGCTGATTCTCTTCTCGATGAACGTCGTCGGTGCAATGGTGCAGCAATCGAGCACTTGGAATATCGGCGACTCCATAGCCCGCGAGCAGGACTCGGAATGTCAGGCTATTGTCGTTCCCGTACATCTCGAGGTCTTCATCGAACCAGCTGACATAGTTGCCAAGCGTGCGCCGAATAATCCCGAAATTGGCATAGATCGCGCCCCATGCGGAGTTGACGTGAAACGGGTCACCCAGGTGCGAATAGTGGAGCGCCCCAAGTCCGATCTGCGGGTGAGCCTCCATGAACGCGATAGCCGCAGTGGCGTAATCCCGGCACACCTCCGCGTCGTCGTTCAGATACAGCACCCACTCGCCAAGACATGCTTTAAATGCCCGGTTGTAGCCCTTCACGCAGCCAAGGCGGGGTCTTTCGGGAAGAATCCGCACGTTAGGGTGTCCGCACTCCAAAGGCTCGTCTGAGGCGTCCCCCACGACCAATTCCCAGGATACGGGCGTATAGCTGTCGATGGAGTCGAGCAGCCGCTTGAAGTCTGTCGGACGATTGCGTGTTCCGGTCACCAGGCTGAGTTTCATGCAAACGGATGCGTCTGCCGCGTCTGAATGAGCAGCATCGCCACGCTGAAAAGTTCCTTGTTGACGGACCCGCCGACAATCAGATCCGCCGCTCCTCGGTGTTCGAAAAGCGTGGAGACGAGGAACATAATCGCCTCGATGATATCGGGCGGCACTTCGCCTTCGTTGTAGCCAGCCGTGAACGTAATCTTAACGGGATTCGCGGAATCGAAGTCCGGAGTTGCCCAGGAGGAGCCTGCCACCGGATACACGACACCGCCGTTATCGCCGGTCAGGTCCTCCTGATAGTCGGCGCTACCGGGGCTCAGATCTGAGGAGTCGCCGTACATGGTCACTGTGCCGTCCGTGGCTGAGTAATCGATCTTGCTGATGGACTGAGTCTTGCCGCGAGGTAGAAGGATTCCATGCTCACCCGTTCGCGGGAAGTCGCCCAAAACGAGCACATGCTGACGCGCAACGATGGTCTTTCCCGATTCGTTCTCAAGCGACTGGATCGCGGCTCGCTGATACAACTCGAGCATCGTGTCGTCCGTCGTCAAAGCGCGGCAGTGCGTCCGCAGCGTGGCCGCATCGACCGGGAGGCTTGGCTCTGGCGACATATCCTCAATGCGCGTAATCTCCAGCCGCATGACTCGCTGAATAAGAGTCGGATCGATCGCCATTATTTGAATCGCAGATCCATTCCCGGATCACCCTTCGGACCCTCGGGACCATCTTTACCGTGCTTCCCATCGGATCCGCGCTTGACGGCAAGTTGCCAATCATCGGACTTACCGGGCACTGCGCGCGTCGAACCGGTCAAACAGATCCACGTCGATCCGTCATGGGTAACAGAATCCCCTTGAGCGTATGCCTGACTTGCCTTGTAGATGCCTCGATAAATTACGAACGGCATGGACATCGTTGAGATAGCCCTTGTTCCATCTGTCATCACGCTAGCGACCGAGACCTCTCGGACATTGGCCTCATTGCGCGTAATGACCACGGCCGCCAAGCCGTTCCACATCACAACCCATCCCGCTTTAGCGATATTCCCGTCATCAATTGGATCGGTTTCGCGTATGGCCCGGATAATCCCGCCGTTGTAGCGTGCCCATGTGCCGCGTTGATAACTGCGACTCGTATCAATGGAGTTGATCGGCTCGATTTCCAAGGCGTCTTTACCGGGCGTTCCATCCTTGCCATTCACACCAGGAGGTCCGATCGGCCCCGTATCTCCCGCCTTGCCGGCTTCTCCACGCTGACCTTCTGGCCCCTGTGGGCCGGCCGGGATAGTTGATAGTCGTCGCTCGAATTCATCGAGTCTCGCGGATACGGACAGCAATGCGCGAGAGACATAGCCCCTGACGGCGCTGAGCATCTGGCGGCCGAGAATATCCGCGGATTTTGTCATTTTATTTTTGGTTAGGTCGATGAGAGAACCAGCAGGGCCAATTCATTCTGCTTGTCCCAGTCGGCACTAGCTATTCCCTTGATCTTTCCTCGCTGCGCTGCCAGCCGCCCTCTGCCTTCAATGTCTTCAAGGACCATCACTGGCCTGTCAGTTGGTCGCGGAGTTGGCGTGCGCACCCATCCGCCCAGGACTGGGCTGGTGATCACGGTCGTGATCGTTCCGGTACCGGAAATGCCTGAATCCTGATCGGTGAGTGCCCCGGTTCCACTAATGACGACCGGGACAGCGCCGATATCGCCTGAATCGTCAGCCGTACCATGAAATGCAATATTCTGCGGAGCAAAACCGGCAAAGCACCACGTAATCAAGTCAGGAATCCGCGTCCTCGGGGCTGCGGCAATTGCCGCGTAGGCATCCGTCACGCGTCCGTTGTACGTTCCAGAGACGGAATAGCCTCGCGCTACCGCCCACGTCGTAATACCTCGGGTATCGTCTACAAACTGCGGATTTGCTGTTACATCACTCGCGCCCAATCCGGTCGTCGGTGAGAACATCGCGGCAAATGTCCCGACTGTTCCGAAGTCGCCATAGCCCGCAACGCCAAGCCCGCCCGCTGACAATTGATATTTGCCGTTGTGGTGGACATTGGCCGCGGAGCAGCCATTTGATAATGAACGATTGCCGCGTCGGATAAATACATACCCGCTGCCCGTATTCGACACGACTAGATTGTTAACCACCTCGTCGTACATGTCGGCGTGCCCTTCGTATGTTTCACCGTAGGCACAACCGCCAGCCTCATTAGAGTCCACCGTGGAGAAATATGTATTGTTCCTAACGGACACGTTAAAGTCGGAGTTACCGCCAGCGGAGAGAAACATTCCGCCATGCTGACTATTCTTGTTCATGCGCGCGACGTTGTAGCGGACAATGTGAGCCCTTGTCGCGGATGGGTCGCTCGCAATGAGGAGGTCTCCTTCCGTATCAGTATCTCCCGGTTCAATGAACCAGCCGTCGACAATAGAGTCTCGGACTTTGGTTAATGACAGCCCTCGGCAATTAGTGATCGAACTACTGTTGTTATGGATGTGCAGGAAATTCGGGTCCGCATTGCTGGTATCGCACTGCATGACGTAGGACGAAATCGTGTTGTTATTGACCAGCAGATTGGAGCCAAACGTCGCGGGCTTCAGATCACTGGAATCCGTCTGGAAGAAGCCGTTGATGAAGTTGAATCGGATTGTAAAGGCGGTCCACTGCCCGCCGTTGTCAGTATTGCCTAACGAGGAATCGAAATAGTTGCCCTGTATTGAGCGCGTCCCGCCGGTCTTCGGATTTGGTCCCAGCGACGGCCCCAGGCAATACCCCGGAGTGCTCGTCCATGTCGTGTCGTCGATGGTTATTGATGAATCACCGGTCGGACTAAACGTGGTTCCGATTTGCCCGCAATTGGTAAGCGTGCAGTTGCGAATCGAAAACGCATTGCCGGATTGCGTGAGATTGAATGTCCACGCATTGACCGTCGACTTGCCGACCTTCGTTAAGTTGTAGTAGCGAATTGAGCCGAGGCCCGCAGCCAACCATCCGCCGCCAGTGAAAGCGATGACGCCCGTACTTGAAGAGGAAATTGTGCCAAACGTGCCTGAAGCACCAAGAATGTTCAGCGTTGTGTTGTTATTGTGCGCGTCGCCAATTTCCCACAATCCATCCGCAGCGTTGGTATAGGTGATGGTCCCGCGCCCAATCGTCCACGTCGTGTTTCCCATCAACACGGACGATGTAAGAGCTAGGGCGAATCCATCCTCACAAACAAGGATTCCAGTGCCGGCCGAGCCTGCCGTTCGGATTGCATAATGCGATGCCGTTCCGTCGCCGACGGTAATCGAATCCGTTCCTTTAATCGTGATGGTGTGGCCGTTCGCAATCACCGCAAGGTCGCCACTGCCGGGAGATACGCCGCCGACCCAGGTCGCGCCCGTATGCCAGTCGCCTGTAGCCGTTGATGTAATCGTCGCCATTTAATCGAGCGCGCTCAAGGTGTCGCGGTATACGTGAGGCTGCTTACGGACACTGTTTGTCCGGCCGAGATAGCCAGACTGGATAAGGTAATATCGCCGCCGCCGCCCGTTGCCGTGACCGAACATAGGATCTTCGCCGTGCCCGCAGCGTTCCTCAGTTCCGCTTTCGCGATTGTGCCTCCAACTGCGTTTGTGTCCGACGTGATTGCGTTTGCCGTTGCCGTGCCACCCACTGCAGAGCCGAATGCAGGATTGGAAAGCGTCAATGTAGCGACGGTCGAGCCTCCTGAGGTTAGAAACACCAATACTCCCGGAGGCGTCCCTTCGTCCAACTGATCGACAACGGAATCCGCGATCCCGTTTCTAGTGGCTGTCGGATGAGTTACTGCCATATCTCACTTCCTCTGAGCTGAGAGGAGCCTCCCGGTTTTCGGGTCATACTCAGCAACGACCGGCTTGCGCAATTCCTTCACGATTTCCAATTGCGCCTGTCTGAGCGTCTCGAGACCCGCGGCGAGATCAACCATCGTATTCGCCACGCCATTTATGAATTTTTCAAGAGCGTAGACGGCTTCAAATTTCGGGTCCGGTTGATCGTCCGGCGAGATCCGGTAGGACCTGCCATCGACGACTATCGTGAATGACTGCGTTGGAGCGCAGGCCAATGCCGACTTCAGGGCCTCAGGAATTTTCTGCATCGTCTAACCCGCTGCAAAATGCCGCGATGAGTATTTCTAAGTCACGGTTGCTGTTTTCACTGACAATGGCGTCTCGGCCGTCCCTGCCATCGATACCGTCTTTGCCATCTCGACCCGATGCACCGTCCTTGCCGTCTGCGCCACGTTCGCCGGGTTTGCCGTCCGCGCCATCGAGGCCGTCTTTGCCGTCGATGCCTGGCTTTCCATCGATACCGTCTCTCCCAGCTGGCCCCATGTCGCCCTTCGGCCCCTGAGTGCCAGCAGGTATGGACCGCGCAAGAGCCTCCACGCCGTCAATTCTTGCCGTAAGTCGTTGCTCAAGGGAGGTCACCGCTCCGCGGATCACTCCAGACACCGCGCGCATTAGAGCGGACACTTCGGATCTTTGGATCACGCAAACCTCACAAGTTCGGCGGCTGCATATTCTTCAACGTCGTAATCTTCTTCGAATGAGCGGGCGGGCTGTGGATCGGGCGGCGCCGGAGGCGGAGCGCTTGATTTCGACGCGAAAGGATCGGCCTGCGCATCGCGCTTGGCGAGAGCCGCGAGAGAATAATTCTGCTGCTGCAGGTACGGTGTGTTGCCGCCGGTAACCGGCCCGTAGTTGGCTTTAAATCGCGCCTCGTTTGGCTCCATCCAGCCGCCGCCGACCGCCTTGTTGTTTGATTCATACAATGCCGCCGTGTCCATGCGCAGAAGGTTATCCACATCCAGTTCGGTCCCGAGGCCTGAAGGCAGGCTCAATCCTTCATCGAGGCACTGTTCAACGGATTCAATCAGAATTTGCAGGCAGTCGGTGTAATAGGAAAGCGTAAGCGCCTGCATATTGCCAGCATAGGGCGGCAGCGGTCCACCGAGTTTGAATTCCGGGTAATGGAAGGCGCGCGCCACGTCCGCAACTGCCCATTTCAACTGTTCAACCAGATCCGCCTGCTCTGCGGTCATCGTGAACGGCTCGAACTTTAAGCCGTCGCCGCCGACGAAGAGACGCCCGAGATTCGTTCCCGAAAACTTCTCCTCAAAGCTTTGCTTCATGCGCTGGGCGGTCTCATCGGTGATCCGGCCTGGCGCCGTGAGCATGCCACCGGGCAGTGAGCGATTCGCAAAGAACTGCGTCGAGTTGGTCTGGATCTTGTTGCCCATCAGAACCGACAGAGCGCAGGCATATAGCGGCGACACTCCAATTAGCGGATGCCATAGCGTGTTCATCCGGTCATGGATGATTTCGGATGCCGGAACAATGATCCGCTCGTCAACCTGATTCAGATAATCTTGCTGGAGCTCGTAGAAGACCATGCCGCTTTCCGAGATTAGCGGCCGTACGTGGCAAGGATTAAGAACATACATGGCGCGAACGATTCCGCGCTGATCGCGCTCGAGCAGGATGTAGGCGTTTCCATGCTCAAGCTTGGAAATGATCCAATGCTCGAGGAACTGAATGCGGTTCTGGAAGTCATTAGGCTTGCGAATGACCGGCAGGAATGGCGAGTCTCTTTCGAGTTCCGTCCAGATGCCGTTTACATTCTCCGACAGCTTGATGCGATTCTTGGCGATGTCGGAAGCGATTCCAGTAATGCAGCAGAAGACGGCCGAGAAGGAAAGTAGGGAGTTCGTGTTGTCGAGCGTGATGTTGCGCTGCCAATCGCCGGGAGTCGGATCATCCACGCGACCCCACAGCGACTGCCAATTCCAAGGACTATTCCAGACGCTTTGCAGGTTCTGCGATACGGCTCGTTTCCGCGTGATTTCGAATCCGAGAATGTTCAACTACTTTTCCGCTCGCATGTCGCGCCGATTGTAGCGCCTCGGTTCGGTGGATTCCTTAGGCTCAGCTGCGGGCACCGCCAGCGCAACTAATCCAGCAGCCAGCAGGAGCCTTGCCGAGGTTTCTGAGATGCGATATGTATCGCCGGTATTGTAACGAGAGATGCCGTCCGGAGTGTGCCCCCGCAGCGCGATAACTTCGATTTGTTTCATGTTTCAATAATAAGCCGCAAAAAACCGGGCCGCCCATTGAAGAGCGGCCCACTTGAAGGAGAGGCAAATTAGCTTGGGACGTAGGCGTTGCCGTTGATGTATTCCACGTCCGCCGTGCGTGCGTACTTCCACGTTTTAAACTGCTCGACGCGGATACCGACGAGGTTATTCTGCCAGAACGATTTCAGGACCATGCTGGTCGTTAGAGGCGACTCATCGCCCAACTGCGGAGCATCGTTCATTTCGACGGATGCCGTGTCGCTGACACTGACATCGACGCCCGGGTCCTCTGCCAAAAGAATTTCTGGAGTGTAGAGCGCGATAATCTTCGTTCCCACTGCTTCGGACACAACCACTGGGAATCCGAGAATGCTCCCACCTGTACGGTTGATAGTCGGAAATAGTGGAACGCCGAGATCGGTCACCATTAGCGACAGCGCCACGGCCTGCGTTGCCGACATGATCAACTTGATTCCACTGAGCGGCACATTGTTTGCCGTGAAATTGTTGAGCATGTTATTGAAGTCGATCCGGAAGAAGGACGCCGACGTGCCGGTCGGAGACACTGGGCTGATGCCATTCAGGATACCAGCCGGGGACACTCCAGACACTGCCGCTGTCGCTGAAACGAAATGCGTGTCGAAGAAGCGCACCAGCGTTTGCACCATGCTGTCTCGAACAATCCGCTCCGCGCTGGGGCTGGAGAACTTCGCTAGTTCCTTCGTGATGACCACGATCGCCGCCGCCTTTGCCCATGTCAAACTCACGCTCGACAGCGTCAGCTTGGTTACCGGCTTCGGAGCGCCTTCACCGACCCATTGCGCCGTACCACTCGCCGTCTCAATCGGGATAGCGACGTTGAAAGGCACACTGTTCAGACCAAGTTTTCCGATGATGGTTTCGGCGCGGAGCAATCCGAGGAACTGATCTTGGAGTTGCTGCGCGGCCGGCACCAACTGAGATGCCCATCCTGACGTCGTAGTGTCGCCAGCGTCAACCAGCGTTCGGAGCATGATCCCCACTTCCGGCTGATCGCGGTAATTCTTCTTTGCCAGTTCGGCGGCAAGATACTTGTTCCCGTCCGCACGAACGAGGGCGATTACGGCGCGAGCCATGCCTATTCCGACCGGCAGATCCGATTCGACACGATCCACCATGCGCTGCGGCGCCGGGGACTGAATTGGAGCTGGAGCTGCCGGGCGCACTGGAACGGCGCGCTCCGACTGTTCAGTAAGCACGCTCAGGCGGTCGAGGTGCTTGTCAATTTCGAGTGCCCTGGCCTTGATTCCATCGTACTCGTTCGCATTTTCTTCAGACAGCGACGTACCGTCCGCGGTCTCCATGATCTCTTTCATGCGCGAGGTCAAGCCGTCGCGCTCCGTCCGGAATTCTTCGATCTGAGTTGCAAAGGATTGCTTCATGTTCGGTAATCTCGTGTTCCCCGAAGCGCCGGGAGATGAATGGAGCCGATAGGCTGGAGCGCGATTCTGTTTGTTGCCAAGCGCGGCAAGAATCGCTTCATCAGCAGACCGGACAGAGGTAATCGTCGCGTTTGCGTCAGCGGGGACCGTTACAGCTGATAGTTCCAGCCATTCGGATTTCATGATGCGGAATCCGCCGATTTCTTTATCGAAGGCTTCCTGAAGCGTTCGCCAGCCAATGGAGAGCGCCGGAATTAAGCCCGCCCTGATCAGCCGCCAGGCTTCATCGATGAAATCCGCCGTCCCTTTCGGCGCAATTTGCACCCGGACTCGGATTCCATCTTTGCTGACCTTCGCGGATGTCACGCTACCGAGCGGCTGCCGGGAGTTGTGCTGGTACAGGAACGGCAGCGGAAGACGGAATTGGATGCCTTCCGTCTCGATGATGTCACCGTCACGCGCCTGGCTGGGAGTCGTGGCAATCCCCTCGATGACGCGCTTCTCTTCGTCGAGTTCGCGGATATTCAGAAAGGAATAGCTTCGATTCATAGTTATTCATGTCCCCAGATCAGAACGCTCATCATTGCGATAACGCCGATAATGCATATGACCTTTTCGAGCATTCTGTCTTTACTTGAAACTGAATACGCGCCCCATGCGAGAGTCAGCATCAATACCGTGATTAGGACGCTATGGAATACCGTTAATCTGCCGCCCACTTATCCTCCGATCACGAAGAACTGCGGCTCATTTGAGGCTTCCTGCGCAACAGCGGCACCGACCGCCATAATCGCCGCAACTGCAGGATCGATGCGCTCTCGAGAACGCTGCTTTGACGGTTTCTTATTGCCCGCGGCATCGGACTCAATGTGAACGTTTTTAATCGCCCACGTCAGCAACGGATTGCCGTCATGCACGATTTCGCGATTCAAGACGCGTTCTTCCATCGCTTTCGTGGCCGGAGACATGCTTTTGTATCCCTGATGCCAGGGACGAAACGTCATGTCCGGCATCCCCTCTTCCGAAAGAATCCGAAGCAGTTCGTTCATTCCCCAATCATCAAAGGCGATTTCTTCGGGTTTGTACTTGCGCCAGATCTCAGCGACTCGAAGCGCCACAATGCGCTTATCGGTCGCCTGACCGGGCGTTGGCTCGATGTGGCCCCGTTCCGCCCAAGTTGGATATGGAACCTTGTCAATTTCGGCGCGCCGGCCGAGGTTATCTTTCGGGCACCAGGACCAGACTTTGAGGAAGCCCGGGTTGGGCCAGAAAAGAGCAAGCGCCGTGAGATCGTTGACGCTGCCAAGATCGAGGCCGCCGTAGCATGGTCCCGCAGCGAGTAGGTCGACATCCTCGATTGGAGTGGCTCGCTTGCAGGCATTCCACTCTTCCGCCTGAATCCACCGCTTATCCGAAGAGACGCGCTGATTGCAGAGCAGATTCCGAAACGTGCTCTCCGTGCTGGGTATCCGCTGCGCACGTCGCGCAATCGCCCGCATGTCGTCGATGTTGCGGAAGCTGTTAAGTGCGGGGTTTGCGAGCGACCAATTGGCTTCATCGAACACATCGGCGTCAGCTGGGATCTCGAAGATGAATCCTGACATCGTCGGGTCCTGCCCAGACTTGGCCTCATCGATGAGCTCTGACATGAGGTTGTGATCGTCTTCAGACTGGGTTCCGATGATGATCGTGAGGGATTGGCGCCTGGCTCCGCCGGCAGTCGTGAGGGCGTCATAGAGGCGTCGACCGATGCCGGAGCCCCATTGCGCCAACTCATCGAGGATGACGACAGACGGCGACAGACCATGAGCCTTCTGTGCGTCGGAGGACAGCGCCTTGAACTTGCTCCGGGTCGGCAAATGCTCGATGACTTTCTCGTGCCGCTTGATGTTGCACTCTTCATCGAACCGCTTGTTGTCGCGGATATACGCCTCAAGCTCGTCGAAGATGATTCCGGATTGATCGCCGTCTTTGGCTCCCACGACGATTTGGCCTCTAGGCTCGCTCTCTGGCCCCAGGAGATGACAGAGCGCCAAGCCCGCAGCAATCCCCGTCTTTCCGTTCTTTCGCGCCACAGAAAGCAATCCTGTGCGGATAATGGCGTTCCCATCGTCATCCGCGGCATACCATGCTTCGATAATCGGACGCTGCCAGTCTTCAACTCGGAATTGCTCGCCGGCGAGAATACCAGATGTGACTTTGAGGCTTTCAAGGAAGGCAATAACTCGCGCTGAACGTGAAAGCGACTTCGATTCCCACTGTTGACGCGGATGTATGACACGAGCGGCACCATTTTCAGTGCTTTTCGGCTTCGCACCCGGTCCTCTGAGCCCCATCAGTCATCAAAGCGTCGATCTAACTGCACGAAAAACCACTCGGTGGTCCTGGATC